ATCAACTCGAAGAGCACAGCACTAACTAGTATAAAAAGTATTCTAATGAAAACTGATTTTTAGTTTTTGGTTTTGCACATAAGTATACGTTTCAAAACTTATACGCGAGTATAAAAAATCAAAGATGTCGGAAAACTAAAGTTTGGCGATACCAAAAAACTTTTTCATTTGACAAGACTGAAACCTTTTTGGTATAATATGTTCGGAGGTGATGAAATTGAAAACAAAAGTATGTAAAAAATGCAAGAAACGAAAACCATTAACTGAATTTCATAACGATGTTTATTCCCCAGATGGACATCATGTTTACTGTAAAGAGTGTAGACATAAGCGTTACAAGAAAAACTATGACAAAGATAAGAAGAAAAAACAGTACAAAGCAAACGCTGAATATTATAAGTTCTATAGAAGGATGCAAAGATATACACAGGTAGAATTAACACTGAATGAATGGCAAGCGTTGTTAGAGGAGTATAACCATAGATGTGCTTATTGTGGTGAGAAGTATCCGTTCTTGCAAATTGAACATGTTATACCTTATTCAAAAGGTGGAACTACCTCAAAAGAAAATATCGTTCCTGCTTGTCCGAATTGCAACACAATCAAGCAACGTATGACTCTCATTGAATTCCACGAACAATTTCCAGAAAAATTCTCTGAAGAACGCTATGAAAAACTCAAGCAACGTTTTCATTTGGAACACTGAAGTAAATGACTAACGCGTGTAAGTGGCTTGCAAAGCGAACCACGCTTTGCGTTGAATGAAAAAAGTTAAAAACGAAAAACCCAGGGAACGTTGGGAGTTTTTACTAACACGTGTGCATGTTACAGTTTTGTATCTAAAATTTAAACATGTAAAAAAGGTTAAAAACAAATGTGATGGTGTAAAATAGAGGTAAAAAGTGCTTTTCATTTTTTTTCATCATGAAAAAAATATCTTTTTTCTTCATGTATATTTTACATTTTCAACATATTTTAGTAATATTCGCGCGGTAGAATATAAATAATCGGATACCAAAAAAAGTATCCGAAATCAAAAAAAAAGGAGTGGTAAAAAATGGAAGATAAAGCATGGGAGGTAGAATTATTGCGAATACTTGAGAGGAATATGAGTCCTGAGGAATTTTTTTGGAACCAAATGCAAAAGCGCGGGCTTAAAATTGATATAGACACTATTGATGTCTTATTAGTCTATCTCGTACATGTAAAAGAGATAGATGTGGATACAGGATTACAAATTAAGCATTTTGTAAAAAAATGCATGCAAAAAAAACTCATAAAGGAGTGATGAAAAAATGACAGAGAAAAAAGTATTGACAAATGAGGAATTATTAAAACTGGTGTCTGAGAGAGGGCTGCTAAAAAAATCTCAAGTAAAAAATTATGTGGTAGAAAAGAATTCAAATGGCACGTACGACCTTGTATATCCAAATTTTAGATTAAATTCTATCAGTACCTCGGAATCGCATAGTGAAAGATATGATGGATACTTAAAAAAAATACAGCAAGCTGCAAGGCTTGCTGGATACGAGGTCAAAATTGAAAAGATAGCGAAATAAATTGAAGGGCTTTAAAGCCCTTCTTTTTTTTTAGAATCTTATTAGTGAAAAAATTCTCAAGCTTTTGAATCTAAAAGTGAAAAAATTCTCAAGCTTTTGAATCTAAAAGTGAAAAAATTCTCAAGCTTTTGAATCTACAAGTGAAAAAATTCTCAAGCTTTCGAATCTACAAGTGAAAAAATTCTCAAGCTTTCGAATCTTATTAGTGAAAAAATTCTCAAGCTTTTGAATCTTATTAGTGAAAAAATTCTCAAGCTTTTGAATCTACAAGTGATGTTTTTCACTATGTGGGGGTGTATGTTCATTTTTGCACAAAGTCAATGTGGGGGTGTTACCCACGCCCGCATTGAAAGCAGGTTTAGAAAAAGACACGGGGGGGCATTAAAAGTTGAGAATAATTACAGGGATTGGGTTTTAGATTTGAGCTGAGAAGAGGTTCAAAAACACACGAAGTCATTGACACGACTCAAAAAAGGGTGTTATAATTAATTGTAGGAGTGGTTAGCGTGGTATACGGAGCATTTGAACCTATACTTATGGGTGGATTTTTAATAAAAGAGATAGGTTTTATATTAAGGGAACGAGTTAGAGGTTCTTTACACATTGAATATGATGTTATAACAGAAACATCACAAGTATGGTTAGTTTTGGTATATGAAGACAGAGTTTACAATGAAGAAATGGAGGTTAACTTATTGCAACCTCCAATTAATATATTATACAATTGTCTAGAGGATTTTCAACAAAAATACTCAGGGTTAGTTGACTTAAAGTTAGGAGAGTTAAAATGAATCAGGTACAGATGGTTAGTATAGATAAAGTTATTCCATACGAGAATAATCCTAGGATAAACGACAAAGCGGTTGAAGTGGTAAAACAATCCATAGCCAGATATGGGTTTAATAATCCTATAATTGTAGACAAGGAGTTTGTAATTATAGCGGGGCACACAAGGTTACTTGCGGCGAAAGAGTTAGGGTTAGAGCAAGTTCCGATAATAATAGCAGACCATTTAAAGGAAGAAGAAGTTAAAGCATATAGGATAGCTGATAACAAGACAGCGGAGTATTCTGATTGGGCATATACTATGTTGAAAGAAGAGTTAGAAGCTATAGGTGATTTAAAGTATGAAGTTGGGATGACAGATGAAGAGTTAACTGAAATTTTAGCAGAAGCGTTACCTGAGAATAGTGGTAATGAATCTGAAGTTGAGGTACCAGAAGAGCCGTTTACTAAAAGAGGGGATATATGGAGTTTAGGTAATCAATATTTATTGTGTGGTGATAGTACAAGCAGGGAAGAAGTTGAAGGATATATACAAAAAGTTAAAGAGTTGTCGTTAGCAAGTGATGATTTAGGGCAATTTAGTGGAAAAGTTCATGCAGTGATAACAGACCCGCCTTATAATGTTGCTTTAAATAAAGGGAGCAAAGCTGATTTAAAGAGGCGAAAGCGACGCACGAATGGAATACAATTAGAGAATGATGAGATGACGAAAGAAGAATTTGAACATTTTTTAAAGAAAGTGTTCAAGATTATGTTAGATTATTCACAAAATGGTTCACCTGTTTACATATTTTATGGAGACAAGAGCAAACTAATTTTTCAAAAGGCATTTGAAGAAGTTGGGTATCATTATCATCAAGATATTGTTTGGGATAAAGGCAGGTTAATCATGGGTAATTATGATTATCAAAGCACGCATGAAAGTATCATTTACGGTTGGAAAGAGGGGGCAAATCGAAGGTGGTATAGTGATAGGAAGCAATCTAGTGTTTTAAGGTTTGACCGGCCAAACAAATCAGATGTTCACCTTAGCACTAAGCCTAAAGAACTGCTAACGTATCTTATGAAGAATAGTACAAAAGCGGGGCAGTGGTTATTTGAGCCGTTTGCTGGGAGTGGAAGTTTAATGATTGCGGCGGAAGCTATAGGGAGAAGGAGCATTAATGTAGAGCTTTCGAATACATATACAGATAGAGCAGTGTTAAATTACAAGAGCAATTTTATGGGTAGTGAAGATAGGATAAAATTGTTAAGAGGCGATAAGACGTACGACTGGTATGCAGTGCAGGAGATGTGGGATGAGCATCTTCAAAGGAGTGATGAAGATGAATGATGAGACTACATATACTAAAGAGAAGAAAGTTTGGGTGGAGAAAGGGTATATAGACAAAAAAGAGAGGATAAGCACGGACATAATAAAAAGTTTTTGTAATGTTATAAAAAATGGTGGAACGATAGAAAGTGCTTGTAACTTAACTGGATTGGACTTAGAAACGGTTGATAAGTGGATACTGCGAGGTAGAGATGAGTCGAACCCTGAACATCCTTATAGGTTGTTCTATTTGAACTATTATGAGGCAAAGATTTTTGCAGATGCGAACTATGTCGGTGAGGAACAAAGAAGTAAGTGGATAGCTAAAGGATATGTCGAACCAGACTTTCCATTAAGTATGGAGAAGATTAAAAAGATTAAGTCTTACATAATTGTTGGTGTGCATGTTGATACTGCATTGAAGAAAGAAGGTATTGACCCTGATGAAGCTAAAGCGTGGATGGAGGAAGCTAAAGTTAAAAGATTGCCATTTGACCATCCTTATAGAATATTGGGCACTGAGATAGCATCAGCTGAAGCTGAAGCTGAGCTTAGGTATTTAACATATCTTTATGAACAAGCTAAACAAGGGAAACAAGGAGCAGCTCAGTGGATGTTGGAAAGAAGATTTCCTAAAAAATGGACTAAACAAGATAGGAAGGAGCTTGAGCTATCAGGTGGATATGAGATAACTGTAAACATTACAGATGATGACGAGAATAAGGGGCTTGATGGTAATAATAAGAAGAGCCAAGACGGTGATGAACTAAAATTTGATACATAAAAGGTGATTGCAGATGTCTGAAATTAAAGTAAATATCAATAAAAAAGTGTTCAATGAGGCATATTTACCTTTGTTGTTTAATAAAACGAGGTATGAAGTGATTTATGGGGGAGCTGGTAGTGGAAAATCGTACTTTGTGGCGCAGAAGTTGATTTATAAGCATTTAGTGTCACCACCTCATAGTTTAAGGACAATAGTTGTTAGAAAAACGAAGAATACTTTAAGAGACTCAGCATTTGAACAGTTAAAGTCTGTTATATCAGATTGGAACGTGGAAAAATTATTTGATATTCCTTCTGGAAAAGGTAATAGATTGGACATTGAGTGTAAGAACGGTAATAGGTTCTTGTTCTTTGGTATGGACAATAGGGAAAAAGTTAAATCTTTAACTAACCCTACAGACATGTGGATAGAAGAAGCTTCTGAGTTGGATGAAAATGACTTTAATCAATTGGACTTACGTATTAGAAACTCACCTTATGTTCAATATATTTTAACTTTTAACCCGACTTCTCCTGACTTATGGGCAAAGAAGAGGTTTATTGATAATCCTAATCCTAAAACGACTAAGGTTTTGCATACAACTTATAAAGATAATAGGTTCTTGGATGAAGGATATAGACGAACTTTAGAAGAATTGATAAATATTGATAAGACTTATTATCAGATTTATGCTGAAGGAAAGTTTGCAGTAATTGATGGTTTGGTATTTGAAGATAATTGGACAAAAGAATCAAACGTTAGCCAAAATCAATATGATTATAAGAAAGTTTTTAATGGGGTTGACTTTGGGTTTAATCATAAGTCAGCGTTGATAAGAGTTGGGTACAACGGAGGCGATGATTTATACATTTTCGATGAATTCGCTAAATCTGGTCTTACAAACGCTCAACTAAAAGAAGTTATATTAGAACGTGTACCGCCAAGCCAAGAAGTTATAGTTGATTCAGCTGAACCTGATAGAAAGTTAGAATTTCAACAAGCAGGGATAAGAGCAGTCGGTGCAAAAAAAGGTAATCATTCTAAAAGGTATGGCATAGACTTTTTGAAAACTAAAAGATTGCATATTCATCCAAGCTGTCAAAACTTATTAAACGAATTACAAACTTTTAAATATAAGCAAGATAAACACGGCAACACTTTAGATGAACCAGTTGAATACAACGACGATAGCATTGCTGCATTAAGATACGCTGTTGAGCCATTATTTAATGGTAAAACAGGTAGAATGAAGCTTTTAAAATTAGGTAGAAATAAATATGGTCGTAAAGTTAGGAGATGAGAATAAATGGCAAGAGAATATTGGCTTTTATACAAAAAAAGAGCTGAAGAGTTTAAAGACTTAGCTGCAAATA